AATCTAAATAAAACATATACTTACAAAGATAGACATCCTCGTCTTATAACTCGGAGAAAGAAGTGAAAACAAGTAAAAAAATTAGACAACGTATTGAAGAAGCTGGCGATAGGTATTGGGCTGGCGATAATATTAGCAAGCACATTAAAGAAAACGAACTTCAGGAACTCATTGACGAGCTAACTGAAAAGTTCGAAGATGTTCTGGATAGCTTGGTTATTGATCGCAAGACTGATCCTAACAGCATGGATACTGGTAGACGTCTTGCAAAAATGTATATTAAAGAACTTATGCAGGGTCGTTACTATCCAATGCCCAATGCAACGGCATTTCCTAATCATACAAATGAACCGTACAAAGGCATGTTGGTTGTACGCAGCGAACTTAAAAGTGTTTGTTCGCATCATCATCAACCAGTTACTGGAGTAGCATATATCGGTATCATTGCTGCTGACACACTGATCGGGTTAAGTAAGTATACTCGCATTGCTCAGTGGTGCGCTCGTCGAGGAACACTACAAGAAGAACTAGCAATGGACATTGCTCGCGAAATTAAATCAGCAACTGGATCAAAAGATGTTGCAGTTTATATTCAAGCAACCCACGGTTGCTGTGAAAATCGTGGCATTATGGCACATAGCAGTCTAACACAAACAACTGTTCTCGAAGGCGTATTTAAAAGTGATCAAAGTGTTAAAAAAGAATTCTTTGACAATATTAAACTACAACAGGAGTTTTCACCAAGATGAAACTACGCTACAGTGAAGCATTTTACAGCGTACAAGGCGAAGGCAAATATGTAGGAGTACCTAGTGTATTCCTACGTACTTTCGGTTGTAATTTTCGCTGCCAGAACTTTGGACTACCACGTGGTACCGAAAAGGGTCGATACAATCCGGAAGTTGCAAAACTTATCGAAGACGGTGTACACTTAACTACAGAAAAATTTGAAGACTTACCGCTGGTGTTTACCGGCTGTGATACTTATGCAAGTATCTACCCTGAGTTTAAAGATCTTGTTATGGACAAGACTATCGATGAAGTTGTAGATCATTTGTTGAGTATTACACCCGAAGGTAAGTGGACTATGGATAATGGACAGGATGTACACCTGATCCTCACCGGCGGAGAACCGCTACTTGCTTGGCAGCGTTTGTATATTGAGTTGTTTGAGCATCCTAGAATGAAGGACTTACGCAATGTTACATTTGAAACAAATACTACACAATATCTACACAGTGATTTCAAGCACTATCTCGAGCACCGTGCCTTCTTTAAAACAACATTTTCTTGTAGCCCCAAGCTATCCGTTAGTGGAGAATCTTGGGAAGATGCTATTAAGCCTAGTGTTGCTGCCGATTACTACAGTGTATCTGGTAGCAGTTTGTATCTCAAATTTGTTGTGGCTGACAGTGTTGACGTTGAAGAAGTTGGCAGGGCTGTCGAAGCATATCGCGATGCAGGCGTGGAATGCCCTGTATATCTCATGCCGATGGGCGGGCGTACAGAAGGCTATAATCTCACCGTTCAAGAAGTTGCAAAACTTGCGATGGCGAAAGGGTGGCGGTTCACTCCAAGACTCCACATTAGCTTATTCGGAAATGCCTGGGGAACTTGATAAAAACTCTATATATTTTAGAGGCATACATACAGAAGAACAGTTTAACAATTTAAGGAAAGATTTATGAATTATATTTTTACTAGCGAAAGTGTTAGCGACGGACACCCGGATAAGGTTGCAGATCAGATCTCGGACGCACTAGTTGATGCTGGGTTAAAGGCAGGTGACACTACTACTCGTGTTGCAGTCGAAACACTTGTAACTACCAACCACGTCACGTTGGCAGGCGAAGTAAAGAACTTTAATGTGAGCAAAGACGAAATAAAAGAAATTGTACGCAACAAAGTTAAAGATATTGGCTATGAACAAGATGGATTTCATTGGGATAAACTAAAAATTTACAATGAAATCCATAGTCAAAGTGCTGATATTGCATTGGGTACAGACAACTTTGGTGCAGGAGATCAAGGCATTATGTTTGGTTATGCTTGCAATCACACACCTAGTATGATGCCTGCACCTATACATTACTCACACGAAATACTTAAAGAACTTAAAAAACATCGTGGCAGCATTCTAGGACCAGATGCTAAGTCACAAGTAAGTGTTGAATACAATGGTGCAAGACGAGAAGGCATTATTAAGCGTGTTGATCAGATTGTTATTTCAACACAACATACCGAAGGTAATATAGAAGAAGCTAGAGCATTAGCTAAACAATCAGCAATCAATGTGTTAGGAAATTTGATTGATGAAAACACAGTTTGGCACCTTAATCCTACTGGAAATTTTGTTATCGGTGGACCAGACGGTGATGCAGGTGTAACTGGACGTAAGATTATTGTTGATACTTACGGCGGATTTGCTCCCCACGGCGGTGGTGCTTTTAGTGGAAAAGATCCGACTAAGGTAGACCGCAGTGCTGCGTATATGGCCCGTTGGTTGGCTAAAAACGTAGTAGCAGACGAAATGGCAGATTGGTGCAACATTCAACTGTCATATGCTATCGGTGTTAAACAACCGACCAGTATTCTTGTTGATAGTAACGGTCACAACCGCTCAATTGAACGTTTTATTCGTAACGAAATTGATCTAAGTCCAAAGGGTATTATTGATAGATTTGATTTGTTCAACTTTCATAAGTACAGTGAAAACTGCGTATACGGACATTTCGGAGACAAAAATGTTCCGTGGGAAAGGATTGGATGGTAATGAAGAAATGGCTTAAACGAATTACCGGCATAGAAGCCGAAGAACAAGCATTAGAAGCCGACCGCAAGCGACTTGAAGAGGCTGAACTAGAGATGCTCAAAAAGCGTGATCCTAAGGCATATGCCACTAAACGTAAAGAACCTTGGGTTAACGTAATTGACGTAAAGGTCAACGAAACCAATGTTCGGAACGGATTTTTTGAACTAGACTGGAATAGCTTCTTTATAGAACAATTAATTGCAGCAGGATACGGAGAAATTGCCGACCCTGAAGAAGAAGTAGTAGATCGTTGGTTTCGTGACATTGTATTCAACATGCTGAATGAAGAAGGACTTGACACATCAAGAAATTCAGGGTATATTAATGTTGTACCAATTGCAAGAGGCAAATCCGAAGTATCATGAATACATACATTCTTGTAGACACTGCTAATACTTTTTTTAGAGCTCGTCACGTTGTTCGTGGCGACATCGACACAAAGGTAGGCATGGCACTACACATTACACTTAATAGCATTAAAAAGGCATGGCAAGACTTTAACGGTACCCATGTCGTATTTTGTTTAGAGGGTCGTAGTTGGCGTAAGGACTATTACGAGCCTTACAAACGTAATAGGCAAGAATCTCGTGACGCAATGAATCCTCGTGAAGTAGAAGAAGACCGTGTGTTTTGGGAAATTTACGACGAATTTAAAGAATTCATTGCAGATAAAACTAACTGTACTACAATTCGACATCCTAACTTGGAGGCTGACGATCTGATTGCAGGCTGGGTGCAAAATCATCCTAACGACAATCATGTTATTATTAGTACAGATGGCGACTTTGCACAACTAATTGCACCTAATGTTAAACAATACAACGGTGTAAGCAACACTACAATTACTCACGAAGGCTATTTTGACGACAAAGGCAAGACAGTTATCGACAAAAAAACCAAACAACCTAAGCCGGCACCCGATCCGCAGTGGCTGTTGTTTGAAAAATGTATGCGTGGCGACACCAGTGACAACATTTTTTCTGCATATCCCGGTGTTAGAGTAAAAGGTACAAAGAATAAAGTTGGGTTAACTGAAGCATTTGCCGACAAACAGTCTAAGGGATTTGCATGGAATAACCTTATGCTACAACGATGGACTGACCATAACGGTGTTGAGCATCGTGTTATTGATGACTACACACGTAATGTAACGCTGTGTGATTTAACTGCTCAACCAGAACATGTTAGAACAGAAATCAACAGCACAATTAATTCAGTCGAATCTAAAAATATCACGCAAGTAGGCATGAGATTGATTAAGTTTTGTTCTAAGTGGGATTTGCAACGAGTTGCCGATCAAGCGCAAGCGTTTGCAGAACCACTGTCTGCTAAGTATGTAGGATAAGCT